AGTTGTCTATAAGCACATCCGGAAGAATGGCGCGTAGTAGCTTGGTCTGTTCCATATGGCAAAGGTACGACTTTATTCCTAACATACGGTGTTACCAACCGGAAAAATCCGCTGACCCGTAATATGTGAGTAAAATTGAGTTGTGAGTAAAATTGTGAGTAAATATGAATAGTATCAAGACATACGTTGAAGGAAAATCTCTAAAGGTTTTCTTCATCATTAATTATAACGGAAAGAGATTTCAAGTGTATACTGGTATTTCAAGTACGGTCAAGTTTAGCGGGATGGTCTTCCCGAAGAATGTCCCAAATGCAAGAGCCAAGACGGCTGCACTGGCAAGGCTGTTTGCATCAGTGGAAGAATACATCTATATGAACAGTAATCTTCCTGTAGCAAGAATGAAGGATGAAATCAAGGGCATCATCAACGGAAGAGCTTCGACCGTAGAGAAGAATATCCTCTACTACATCGACGAATTTATTAAGACTAAGACCAAGGATAGTACAAAGGAAATATTTCTAAGAACAAAGAAGAGGATTGAAGTTTTCGATGAGCATGCAGGCTTCGATAATATCGACAGGGATTGGCTTGAAAGATTCCAGGCGCATGAACTACTGAAGGGCCGGATAAGCGGTGGAATCGCCATCGACCTAAGAAATATACGCACGGTGTTCAACTGGGCTATAGATAACGAAATTACAACCAAATACCCATTCCGTAAGTTCTCAATCAAGACGGAGCGCCAGCAGTACCTGTATCTTAGTGTCGAGGAAATGAGGGAGTACCGTGATTTCCCTGTAGAGCCTTTCATGGAGAAATACCGTGACTTGTTTATGCTCGGGTTCTATCTGATAGGCATCAACCTCTCCGACCTGCTTGAACTCCCTGCCGACTGCATCAAGAAAGACCGTATCCAGTACAAGCGCAACAAGACAGGAAGACTATATGACATTAAGGTTGAACCAGAGGCGATGAAGATAATCAAGAAATACAAAGGTAAAAATCATCTTTTGTGTATCCTTGATGACGGAACGAAGGAGTCGAGCTTTAGAAATACGCTTGGGGATTACCTAAAGCGTATAGGTCCAACGAAGATGAAGAAAAACAAGCGAGGTGCGCTGATAAAGAAGGAGATAACTCCTCTACATAAGGATATCGTTTGGTACACGGCAAGAAGAAGCTGGGCAACCATAGCTGCGAGTATCGACATCCCGAAGGAAGTTATCGGCAAGGCTCTGGGTCATAGTGAGTGGGATAGCGACACGACTTCGCTATATATTCAGTTCGACAACAAGAAGATAGACGAGGCGAATCGAAAAGTCATCGACTATCTGAACACAGATTTAGGTTAAGATAAAAGCCCAAGGAGTCAGTCAACCTCCTGGGGCTTTGTTAGTTTATCGCTCGATGAGTTCTATCACTTCATCAATCTTTATCATTCTAATCATACTGCGTCTCCTTTCTTCTCTTCCTCTTTGATGTTTTTGAGATCTTGTTCTATAACGTATGCGTATGTGTTGTAGATTTTTCCGAACTCTTTTGCGTCTATCTTCCCATTGATAAAATCTACCTTTGCATTTGCAAGGAAGTACTTATGCTTCCATAGTATTCCATAACACAAATTGATGGAAGATTTTTCCAAATTGCACTTCAAGGCTCCATACAGCAGAGATACGGTATCCTCCTTAGCCTCAATGATGGCTTCATACATATCTATGCCTATCCACATGGCGAAGAACGTAAATTCGATGAGAGAAACCCACAACTTGCCAACAATAAGGGAGACGATGGTACACACAGCGAAAAGCACAATGAGAAGCTTGTTTACGGTCCGCTTCCTGAACCAACATATAATTCTTTTCATATCTAAATAATTTTTCTAAGTAAATACGCAGAATTTTGCGCATTAAGATTTTGTTTTTCCATCATACGCTACAAATCGTTTTTATAATCGTTAGAAATAATCCGGGAGCTCATTAAAATATTGAATATCAGCAAGAGAATAATGATGGCCCAGTACTGCCCGTCGGTAAGCTCGATGGTAAGATAATCAAAATCCTCGAAGTTCTTTCTATGCCATTCCTTTTCTACAATCGGACCGATATACTCTGCGTACTTTTCGAGATTTACAGGATTGCTCATGAACCAGTCTCTACTCTTAACGCCTACGACCGGGCTATCACACCAAGAAAATGCGTTGCACCACTTGACATTCTTGTTTTTGTCAATACCGACGCACACAACAAGCTCATTCTTGTTGCCGCCCTGCCAGTATGAGCGCTGCTTTTCAACTATTTCTTCCGGCTTGTTTGTAAAGAACAGGACGAATACCCTAAACTGTTTACGTTCGCCATAGTATCCGTTCAGCCACCTCATGGCCTTCTCCTGGTTCTTCGGAATCTTCAGTCCAAGCACAGGGTTCTGGTCATAAAGAACGATATCCGGATACTCGAACAGTCCAAGCTTGCGTGCCTGCTGATAATCTATATCCTCAAACTTGAAAATAGAACGTGAGGCTTTCACTTTATTCTTGTAATCGTGCTCGGAAGATAATGTGTACGAGTTTTTAATGGAACCATCCCACGCCCATTCCTGTGCATCACCGTCCTTAGTGTAGTAATCCCTGTGCATATCAATGAACACGCTAGGGGTTCCAAGAATCTTTCTGACTACATTGAACTCGTTGTCGGTCATGAAGTATTCCTCCTTGTTCCTAGCATCGAAATAAGTCCAACGTTCAGGGTGATAGTCAACATACGAGCAATCATACGTTTCCGTACGTTGATTTTTTCCGCTTCCAACGGTCCTTGTACACGTGCGGTGTATGTACTCATTCCAGGCATCGTAATGACGGATTCTTGTAACGTAACTTCCGAGATACTCCGTGTCAGCGGCATTGGACTGCTTGAACACAAACTCCATGAGGATGCCTATGAGGATGGAAGGAACAATGAGTACTGCGTATTCCCACCAGGTGGTCTGCTTCCTGAAGAAAATCAACAGGAAAGCAGCAACCACGAATGGGATTAGGAATATGAATATTTCCATAAGCCTTTACTTCTTGAACAGGTCTACGTCGTTATCCTCTCCAAGCTGCATGATCATCTTTGTCTTGGATGAGGAGATGACCTTGTATTCGATAGGCTTGGTGTCAGATACGAACCACTTCGCCGGATATGTCTTCACGAGCGTCTCGTGCTCACGGATGATATCGAGCATTCTCTCCTGTGATGTCTGAAACTCGGAGCGTTGAATCTCTATGGACTGCATGAGGTCCTTGTATAGCGAAACGTCGAAGTTAGGATTACTTTCCTTGATCCACTTCATAAGCGAGCCGTCTCCCTTTGAGTATCTGCCCTCGATAAGCTTCGGATAGATGGACTCGAATGCGGACTTGTACTCATCCGTAACCTGTGCCTTCTGCTGAAGAACCTTCCACATCTTGTCGTGAACACCCTCAATCTTGCCACGCTGAGCCTCTGACTGCTGGCGAAGTGAGATTTCCTGGTTGTTGTAATGGAAATAACAACCGATAACTGAACCTGCGGCGAGTACTACTATTGCGAGTACTGATGCCAAAATAATGTTTTTTACATTCATATTATTTAAATATTAAAAATTATCCATTAGTTTACTTATTTAAAATTAATATTTTCCTTTTTAAAAAGGTTATATGAAACAGGCAATAGACCTCTGAGAGAGTGGTTCTCCCCCTTACCCCCATCAGTCATTGAAACGATGAGAGCTTGGTAGGAATATTCCACTCGAAGTTACATGAACCCAGTATAATGAGCCCCTTCGGTCGGATCGGTTGCCAAATCGTACAGCACCTAATCTAAGCAGCTTTCTTGGTACGCCAAGCCCTGCCCGCCTTCTGCTTTCAGTTCCTGCGGTGTCACCGTGCTTCCTCTTGTGACGTGGGTTTAAAGTCTGTGTAGCCGAGTGTATTTAGCCCACAAGCTACCAAGACTACCTGTTCGGCTGAAAAATGAATAGGGAAAATAAAAGCCCTATCCTTTGTTCGTGTAACGCTCCGAACTCTGGATAGGGTCGTATAGGAAAGTGAATAATCACTTAATCATACTCGTATGTCCGCTGTTTAGTGCGTTACTCCTAACAAGCACTGCAAAGGTATATTGTTTTCTCTTTATGTGCAAGAGTTTAGTTTATAGCGTAAACCAATCTTGTTTAAGTAAAAAATATAGACAAGTGTTTTGGATACACTGCTGCATGTATCGTTTTCACGTAAGGTGGAATTTTAAAATCGAGAGATTGATTAAAGTAAGTAAAAATAACTTTTAACTTATTTTAGTAGTGGGATATGCTTTTCAATGTGTTTTTCTGAAATTTTTTAATAAAATAGCCGCCTATCTGCAAGTGGATAAGCGGCTATTTATGGTCTAAAACTTCCAGACTTGGGTCTTATACTGCGTATCGTTGGATACGACTATCTTTGAGAAGTTGTCTATAGTGTTGCAGATTCCGTTAACCTCAGCTTTCTTCAACAACTCCTCTGCTTCATTCTCGGTATCGAACAGGGCTGCATCAGTTCTTGATGAAACGTAGTGCAGCTCACTTCCGAGGAATGCAACCATCCTATCATCTTTGTCGTAGATGGTTACATAGTATACTTTTCTCCTACATAGGATTTCTCCTGTTGAATTCTGTAATCTCATATTTTTTGACTTCACCGTGCTGTCGAGGGCTGAAAAATATTCTGTGATTATAATATACTCTTATTATGATTATTCAATATCGCTGCTGCGGTCGATCAGGCCGATGGCGTAGTGGTGAGTGTCGTACTCGTATGCCATAGTTTCCTTTTTGATCGTCTCGTAGTACTCGCCGCAGTAGGTGATAACGATCTCGTCTTCTTCTGCATCCTCAATCTCGTCTTTCATCTTCTCCGTCTTGTCAAGGAAAGAGCGCAGATCCTCGAAGTCATTGAACTCACCGATAAAAGGCTGCACCTCGTTCTGGTAGAAGTCTGCCAGGTCTGCCTTGGTGTATTGATGATAGTCGTCGCCATAATCTTCTGCCGAACGCTCAAGAGAATTGTAGGCAGTTTTGCCTGTTCTGTACCACAGGTTCCATCCGTCGCGCTTGGTAAAGATCTCGATGTCGAGATTATGCTCTTTAGCCAACTCCTCGGCTTCCTCGAACGTATCAAAGCCGATAATGGCAGAGCAAAGAGCCTGTGGATAACCTGTTCCCGAAGAAGTTGTCTCGATCAACTCAAGACCGTTGTTAGCTGCTATATCACTAAGATTCTTCATAAACGCCTTGCAAAGGTTGTTTAACTCCTGAAGGTCCTTTTGGTTGCCTTCAATACGATAGCTTGTTAATGCCCAATTTGCCATAATTCTTAATTTTTGGTTTGTTAATAATAGTAGGAGTTAAAGCCCCCTGTTTGGCTAATCTGGGTTGTTTTCTTAATCCTCTCCTACCCTCACGGGCAAGAGAGGACGAAATTTTTATTGTCTAATTTACCCGTATGGCCGATAGCGCAGCCTCATTTCCGCTTTGTGGAAAATATCTTTGTCAGGGAGTATTTTCTACTCCCCGGTTTTAGCTAATCGTCATGCTTGCCTCCCTTGATGACCTCGAACACGCTGTGCTCTCTGTCTTCGGAAAGTCTATTGCCTTCTTCGTCGCATATATGGCCATCTTTGTTGACCCAATGTTTAGCATTAAGCATATCGTCTACGGCTTTAAGGGTAAAAAGGCACTCTTTCGCTTCCTGTATGACGTTTGTTCCATTCTCCTCTGCTTTCTCAAAGAGTTCGATGAAACCGCCATCAAGGTCGTCGATAACCCCGTCTGTGTAGTCGCTCATTTCCTCAAAGTAGCTCATATTTAGGTCTTTCAGCTCTTTGATCATCTGTTCGTTCGTTCCAATCTCGCCCAACATAGGCTTTTGAAGAGTTTGTATGAAAAGTTTATGATACTTCTCATTGCACTCCTTGGCCCACTTCTCGAGCGTTTCCTTTTCTACTCCTTCTAACATAATTCTAAATTATTTGTGGTTATTATCTCTGAACTGCTCGATGCCAAGAAGGATTTTCAGGGCCGTAAGCATTGTAAGATACTTACCTCCTGTATCAATACCCCTCTTTTCGAGCTCGTCAATTATTAAACTTCTCGCAATGCCGATCTGTCTGTTCTTTGATTCGATAGCATTCTTTAGCTCTATGTTTTCCTTGACACTTCTGAATGCTTCGTCAACATCACCGAACTCAGAAAAGGCCAAAAGCTTTTTCCTCATTTTGTTTGCTTCTTTTAAGAGATTCCAGCCACGCAAATTGGCCAACTTCTCTTTGTATTCTTCTCCGTAATCCATATTTGTAAAGTTTTAGTTAATAGCGAGGGAGGTTCTACCCTCCTCTCTGTTTAGCATTCATCGCCGACGCTATTGTAATCATCGTCGTAAATACCGAAAACGCGCAAGGTTCTTGCGTCGATATTGGTCTTTCCAACAATGTAACGCTGCGTCATTTCGATGTTTGGCTTGCCTCCGTTGGCGTGTCCCATCATGATTGCAATCTGCTCGACCGGTACGCCCTTCTTTGATAAGTTAGTAGCAAACGAGCGCCTGCCAGTATGCGAAGACACGAACTTGAACTTTGGTCCAGATTCGTATTTACCGCATTTGAACACCTTGACACGAGTATCGATTCCGCAGTTGCTACATATTTCTCGCAAAACCTTGTTGAAGTAAACGTCAACAACTCCGCCAACAGGCTCGTCTGCTGTTCCACATACAAGGAACGGACGGAGCTTCTTGTGAAGAGGAACTCTCACCTCCGCTTTTGTTTTCTGCGCAACATATACGATATATTTCCCTGTATCATCAATATTCTCGGGCGTGATGTTGTGGCAATCGCTCAGGCGTGCACCGCACAAACACTCAAGAATGAACATTCGCTTAACGTACCGCTCAACAGATCCGTGAGGGATATAGTCTATAAGGCTCTGTATCTCGTTATCAGTAAGATATACAGCCTGAACGGGAACTCGTTTAACCCTAAGTATGGAGTCGAACTTGCTGCTCCGTATGCCCTTCTCGTCGTTCTCCCTTATGACAGCCTTTATTGTAGCGCATATCGTTCTTGAAGAGTTAGGCGCGTAAAGTTCCTGTATTTTTTCGGTCAAGTCACGAAGATTGTCGTCAGTTACGTCGGACCACAGTGGCTTGTGCCCAACAAGATCGGAAAATGTGCGTACAACATTGATATACTTAGGGTGTTTCCAGATATATGCGCCATAAAAGGTATCATGCCGCCACGAAGAGCCGTGATAGTCTGAGAACCACCCCTGTTTTATCGCATACTTGTACTTCTGCTGCTGTTCGTATGTGAGAAGCCTCTCCCAGTCTCTTGTTTTTAAATGAATCTCTTTCATAATTCTAAAATATATTGGTTTGATTGTCAGCAAAGTTATTTATATTTTTCTGTATAAACCAAACGTTTGCCGTTTTTAACGCTAATTTAACCTTCGAGTTCGCTGTTTAGTTCCCAAGCAATGCTTGCGAGCGACTCGAAGTCCATCTCGAAATCCGTAGAGGACACTCTCTTCGCCACTCTTTTGTAGTTCATCACACGTAGGGTGATAGTCGGGATGGAGGTATCTTCGTCATTAATTTCAATGAGAACAGCTTCGAAGATTTTATCGCTGCACATAACCGGATGCTTCAGCTCTTTGCTGAGGATTCCGTGCTCTCGCATTATCTCACGGATGGTGCATGCAAGCTTAATCTTTACAGTTGAACGTAACTCGTCAATCTCGTCTTTCAATTCTTTTCTATCCATAATCTTAATATTTTGGTTTAACTTGATGCCCACCGTTCCCGGCAGGCTTGTTTGGCTTACTGGTTCTCCTTTATGATTTCCAATGCTCTCAGGAATCCCTGAAGATAATTCTCGCATTCGCTCTTCTTGCCAAGGAACTCCTGTGTTCCATCGATAATGATTCCTATACGGCCGGTCTTTGGATATTCCTGTATATAACAGGTGTGCTCATCACTTCCGAGTGAATCTTCGACTTCCTGCGCCATCATCTGAGCTTTCCAGGTGATGTTCGCTGCATCGTACTCATCCATAAGGTGAATCCAGTCACAATCGTCGATATCTTCTAAGGAATCGATCTTGCGAACTGGCTCAAACTCCTGTAATAGGTCAGGAACCATTGGGTTATTCTCTCTGACAAACTTCTTGAATCTTTCTAAATCTTCCATATCTCTATTCTTAATTGGTTAATACTTGCACCCTCCGAAGAGGGATTTTAGGCCGTAATTCCGAAGTGGGCTGCAAGTGCGTTTTCTATCAATTCAATGACATCTTTGTTTTCTCCGATACTTTCGTAAACAAACATCGTGACGTCAACTCCGTACAGGTCTTCTCCGCAGGATACTGCGTCGGACGCCTGTCTTGGAAGATCTTCGATGCAGAAGCAAATATCATCCATCGTCTCACAATCGTCAACGATACCGTCTGGTATGTTGAGAAGGATTTTACCATCCCCTCCCACCAAATGCCACTCGTAGAAGCCTGGCTCGAATCTAATATTCTTCATAATTCTCATAATTTAGTTGGTTGTTGTACCTCACCATTACAGATGAGGTTTTTTGGCTTTTACACCGGCAGAGACACGATGTATTCCTTTTTCTTCTTTCGTGTTCTGCTCTTGACAGTGAATCCACAAAAATCTCTCAGCCACCCGGCAGCATTGCCGATGAAAGGCTCGTTCACCATAAGGATAGGCCGAAGCATTCCGTTCTTCTTCATGCACTGATAGTCGATGAAGTCGAACGGATCGTCAGGGTCATCACACTTCTTTTCCCACACGCCAACATCGAGATAGTCGATGAAATCTCCCTCGGGAGGGTTATCCATTTCGATAAATCTCTTCGGCGTAAGGAGAATCGTATCCTTAGGCTCGTGGGTCATAAAGAAATCCTCTATTACCTCGTTGAACTTGTTCATGTCCATCTGTTTCTGGACGATGCCCTTTCTCTTCATAATGTCGGAAGCTTTGAGCATTCTTGTCGCTCTTCTTACTGTTGCCATAGTTTATACATTTTTTATTGGTTAAACACTATCGAGCCTCACACTTTAGACGAGATGAGGCTTTTTGGATTACTCTTCATTGAAATGAAACTGGAACTCCACAACACCATGTGTAACAACGTATGTGTAGACGAGGCCTCCGTCTTGGGTGAATAGGCTTACAAATTCAAACCTCTTTACCATCTCAAGTTCCTGTCCAGTGATGGAGCTTACAACCTTAGTTTCCCATTCTCTCACTTCTTCTTCAGGACAGGTGTTTGGAATAAGGGAAACCGTCAATACATTCTCGTGGCAAGAAGCTATTGTCGCAAGATTGTTCACAAAACCGACAGATTTATTGCCGTTTAGAATGTATCTGCAATCATCGAACAGCAAGTCCAAGAGTGCATCTTCAAGAACGCTCTTTTGGTCGATAGGTGCTGGCGTAAGGCCGCAAACAGAAAAAGCATCTTTTTTAATCATTTTCATATCTTCTAAAATTTTAATTGGTTAATGAATTGCAGTCGGTTGCTGATTAAGGAACAACCGACCTTTTCGGCAAAAAGTTTTCTCGATTCCTGGCTCGGTGTCTTGCTTTAGTGTTTTGATCCGGAGAGCTTTATGCTCGCCTTCAGTACCGGTTGATTCTACCGGATACTGAAGACGATACAAGAAGCTCTTGTAAACCGTAATGCCAGGCCATCGGGAAAAAGGCGACAAACCTTAGGTGTTTGTTACTTACCCGACTCCTTACGAGCCTTGTTGATAGCCTTTCTGAACGCCGACTCTTCTGCCCAAACGCACAGCTTTCCGTCAACAGAGATGTTTGAGTCCTTGATGAGCTGCTTGAGTACGCCAAGCATTCTCCATCCCTGCTCACCATAGAGATTTGCTTTAGATTCGAGCTCTTTCAGAGAGTTGGCTTCTGACATCTTTCGTCCGCCCTTCAGGAATCTGGCTTCCTGGAACATTATCAGGTTGCGCATTGCGAAGTAAGAACCAGAGCCCTTATAGGCGCTGACGAATGCGTCAGCCTGCTTTGTCTCCCATGCGAGGTGCTTGCGAATCTTGTTGAACTTCTTAACGAGATTGTAGAGATCGCGCTTGTTCTCCGCATCAAAGCCATCACGTGCGATTACATACAGAGGAGCATACACTTTTTTTACCAAGTCTGAAACAAAGATATCCTTGTTGTTAAGACGAATATAAGGAACGCCCTTGCACTTGTGTTTGTACTCCTTGGTGTTGACTCCGTTCTTGTCCTTGCTGAATACGAGGTTGTCGTTGATGTACGCCCTGAGCTTATCGATGTAGTCTTCAACCATGTATGAGAATGTTCTACCATTAAAGAATCTCTCACGTCTTGATAGGTTCTCAGTGTCACCGTTCTCCTGCATCTTGGCCTGAGCATGAAACTCATTTTCAAGCATACGCCACTGATACTCGTATCCCTTGCGCTGCAAAAGCTCGTTGAAAGACATCTTGTCGGACTTCATGTCACGGAGCATACCGAAAATCTGAGCGGTTACCCAGCGACGGAAAAGCTTCCAGTTGTTCACGTATCCACCCTCGACAATCTTCTTGCCAACAGCATCAACGACAACATCGTCAAGATCAACAGGTATAGCCTCGCCTTTCTCGATTCTGACAAGCTTATCAGCACCAAGAGTGTAGTAGTTACTTACATCAACGCCGGCACTCTTCAATGCTTCCATTCGCATCTGCGCCTTGGTCTTCTTGCCAGTGTAGTCGATACCACACTCGTCACAAAACTCCCAAAATGCCTTTCTCAGCTCTTTCTGGTTCGTAATCTGAAATTTATTCGCCATAATTCAAATAATTTATCTGGTTAAACAATAGAAGGCACGCTCAGACATGGGCGCACCTTTTTAGGCAAATACTACTCATCTTCATCCTCTTCCTCTTCCTCTTCTTCATTGTCTTCTTCTTCGTCAAGACAATAATAGCTGTCAAGCTCATCTGTGCCGGAGTAGCCTTCATCTTTACACTGCTCGTAACTGCGTAGTCCTGTCTTGGCATAAATAATGTCTGTCATCGTTTCCTCATTCAAGCCATTTATATCCGAGACAAGTCCAACCTCGTCCTCTGTGGCGATATTGTTATCAACAATGAAATCCCACAGCATAGCCTCAATACTTTCTTTCATATCCTTTGAATATTTAGTTAATAATTGCTCCTACGTGTATCCACGCAGGATTTTTTTAGCGTTATTAACGAAAACGGCTCATATCTACGCCGTAAATCTTTGCGAGGCGTAGAATACCATTGGCGATACGCTCAAACCATGTGCGTACAAACCGAGAGGTGTTTGCGCGCGTTCCACTATAACCCAACTCCTTTCCAATCTGGGCTATGTTGTAGTCATCAAATGCCACGTTCACAGTAGAACACAGACCACTGATCCACTCCGTCAGCAAATCTGAGACGGACATTCTGCGTCTGTCTTCTTTGAATTTTTCTACGTAGAACATGTCTATCGCAAACTCGACGCGCTCTTTGTCTGACATAGACTCCACATCTACATCATCAGAATGGATGGAGTCAAGAATGTAAGCGTACAATTTGCCGCTCTCTTCGTAATCTCTTGGATTTTTCTTCATAATTCTACTTATTAAATGGTTTAACATAGATTCTGTGCAGATAGACCGCACAGAATGTTGGCTAAAATATGAACTCACGCTTCATTCGTGTTGATTTTTCGACATAGTATATTTTTTTAACTATATCGCTATGTCTTTCACGAAGCTCGTTTGCTACGCTTGCTACACGATTCAAACTTCCACACCAGCAATAAGGGACTTCGTCACCGTTTTGTGATGTATAGGAAACGTCAAAACCGCTCCATATAAAATTATCTAAATTATTTTCTACGTAAAGCTTAAATTTGTAGCAAACATATCCAGCCATCTCGTGCATTTTTATAAACGCGTCTTCAGATTCACGAAGAGTCTTGGCTGTAAGAAGGTTATATTTCCATCTTCTTTCACGGTCTTCTATATAGAAGTCTGTGTATATTCCTTCGCACAGACCAAAATCTGTAATAGAATAGATGCGAAAATTCTCATTTAAGATTGAGATGTTATTACACTCTGGAATATAGTAATCAAGACAAGCCTTGTTTTCCCAATCTCCATCTGTTATAAAACCATAAAGAACTCTTCCTAAATCTGTTAAAGTGTAAGGAAGGTCTACACCTTCAATTTTTGTTTTATTACTCATAATCTTAATAATTTGGTTGATAGAAGGCTGCACGACAATTATCGTACTGCCCAGTTCTGGCTCAGAGATTGTACAACGGACTTTCCGAAGCGTACAGAATCGTAGGACCGGTGAGGATAGAAAACGCACAAGGGTCAAAACTCTCGATTTTCTTCATGCTCTCGATATACTTCTGTATCTCTGCTCGTATGGATGACAGATTAAATCTGCCGTCAACTGGCAAGATAGAATCCGTGCCAGTCATTTCCACAACGCTCACCTCGTCGGTAAATCTCATGTTCACAAGGTCAAACTTGTTAATCTTGTGATAAAATTGTACCCATTTTCTCATAATTCTAACATTTTTGGTTTGTAGGAGAGGGAGAAATAACTCCCTCAAATTTAGGCTGTGTACTTCTTGATGAACTCTTCAAGCTCATTGAGTCGCTCGTCCATCCCCTCTTTACTGTCTAAGCAGATGAAACGCTGACAACAGGTATCCGTTATTTCTTCCATGTCATTTCTGACACAGACAAAACAACTGATATACCCTTCGCCGTTGTTATTTATCACGACATCAAGACTGAGCCTTGATGGATTTTTCAATAATTCTCTCTGAACATCCTGTAATTGTGGCAGGATAGTAGAATTCATGTACTCTTCATTCTTCTTGTATTCTTCCTGTATCATAATCTATAAATTTTTGGTGAATAGTATGCGTGACACTCGCCACGCACATTTTAGCTCATGCACAAAATGGCTATCTCGTTGAAACTCTTTGAGATAGTCTCACGGCTACGATAATCCCTGTAGCCCTTCGTGTTGTTGCTGTACCACTGACGTGCTGCAATCTTGATCTTCTCCATCTCGTGCATAAGAGCACGCTCGAAATTCTTCTGTGATTTCCTGTCTTGCATAATTCTAAATTAAATTGGTTTTACATAGTATGCCCAGGGAAATGCCTGAGCACATTTTGGCTAATCGACCTCGTAGAATAAGATAACATAGCGCTCATCAATGTCTACAACATGATCGGGCTTGCAAAGGTCACGGAAAGGAAAATCACTGTTCTTTTCCTCAACAACGCTAATCCAAATTCCAGGATGGAGCATGTAGCTCTCTCTTGTTCCGTAAAATTCCTTCGTGTCTGTTTCCTCCAAGTGCATATAAATGTTCCACTTAGTATTATCCAACCCTGTAGCGTTAATCTTGTCGACTAAATTAAATGTCTTAAAGTTCATATTTCTAATATTTTGGTTATTATCGTACTGCCCACGGAACAGGCAGCATTTAGGCTATAGGATTTCAAAAGCAGAAATCCACGTAAACAATACGTGTGCCGCTGAACTCCCTCCAGTGACACACGTCGTCATATTTGTAACCCTCGTATTTGCGGCTACTTCTGTTGTATTCGTCACGTACCCACACGGGAGCGCTCTCTGAATTCGTCAAGCGGAAAAACTCTCCTCGCTTTACGTTCTTTAGTTCTGTCTTTCTCATAATTCTGTAACTTGGTCAATTATCGTACTGCTTGAATTTCTCCAAGCAGAATTTAGCCAAATGTCTCCAAGCAGAATTTTCGTACTTTCCAACTCTCTCACACTCCAGGGAACATGAGATTTTCCAAGCGGAGTGTAGCACGCCAAAGCTCGCGGAAATACCACTTTCCAATTATCGTACTGCTCCAGAACTTACCAAGCAGAACACCCCAAATAATTCCAAGCAGAATTATCAGAATATTCGTACTTGTTACACATAACAGCGCAGGAAGCGCCTGAAAAAATCCAAGCAGAATTATCGTACTTGAATAAATAATCTGTCTTGCTGTCATAATTCTAAAATTTGTTAGTGATTGTTCCGTAGCACACGCACGACAATTATCGTACTGGCTACGGATTTTTAGGCTCAAGCCACACAGAATAATGTAAGCACACCATTCTTCAGCGACCCGAATTCAACATGACTAAAAATCTCCTGAGCATCAGAAATGATGCTTTCTACCTCTTTCATGTTGTAGAGGTGTTTAATTCTCATTGTACTCATAACTCTAAAATTTTATGGTTATTGTTCCCTACAAGCGTAGGGAGATTAGGCTACTGAATTCCGGCAGACCAAGCGAATCTTTCTTCTTCATCATTCAGTTGTAGATACTGGAAAGCATACCAAACAGGCGAGGGCTGCTGTTAACGAGTTCATCGTAGGCATCCTCTGCACTCTGGTCTGTTACATTAATACGTACAAGCGTCTTTCCTATCTTCTTCAAAATCTGTTCTTTCATAATTCTAATATTTAAATGGTTTGTATAATAGGAGCCACGCACGGATCTCTCCATGCGCAGCCATTGCCAGGATGATACGCTTTCATTGCGCACGCTTGTCACCCACGACACCGTATTGTGTCGCTTCGTCACCCTCTGAGGACTTGTCGGTATCTCGAAAGAGACCAGCGGATAACCCCTCAGCGTTCTCCGCACGTTTTCATGAGAATAATTCCCACACGTCCGCTACTTGTGTAGCGATATAGCTATACGTACAACTACTTACGTATCGTAGACCTTTTGGATATACCTCACGTGAGATAAACGATAACTACTCACGATTACAGATTTGTACCACCCGCGCCCTGTAATGAATGTGCGCAGCACTTTAGGAACTCGTCCACGTGTGCCAAACGATAGAATATGAATTATGATTTCTTTATCCCTGGGACGAAGGATATTATTCCATCGTTATAGGTAACACGACCTATCCCAGTGACCAGTGTTCTCCACTGGCTATCGTCCGCTCTGATAGAAGAAATATTCCTATCTCGCTGCACAGCTACGATTTCTTACCTTTACACGTGCCTCATCTCATTCGGTATCGTGGTGGCTCTGTGCTCTCTCGCTATCCTCGACGGGATTTCTCGCCCGCCTTCCTGTATCGCTACAGGTTTGTTTGCTGAATAGCTCTCTTGATTTTTTGGTAATTAGCTCCCTGAAGAAGAGAAATTCTCTCCCTCTCTGGAACGATACCAAATATATTTGTTCCGTATGCAGCACCGCCCCGCATTAGAACGCTTTAACGTGTTACGGAAAATAAGAGTACAACGACCCGCGCCAAATCTCTGGACTTGGTGTATAATATCCCACGGTGTATTTATTGTGTCCACCGTGGGTGAAGATAGGGGGTATAAAGATAGGGGTTTTTGCCCCCTATCTTGTTACTTCTCGCCTCTTAAGGCTGCAAGTTGTGCTTGTAGTTGGGCAATGCGTTCTGTTAAATCTTCCTCGCTTGCTTTCTGTTTGCGTGCAACCTTTGAACCGCTCGCAAAGGAAGAGTGCAAAGAAGCGAGTCTTGAGCCCAAACGCTGAACTGAATCTATAATGCTTATTTGCTCGTCTTTTCCGTTGTCGTTGAACCACTGGAAAAACCTTGGCACGTTGTGTGTATGGCTAAACTCGCTAACAGCCGCGCGCACGCATTCCGTTTGTAAATTGCAGTAGCTCTCATCACTCAACACAAAAGCGGTTGCCAACTTGTTGTACTTGTTGCGTGCTTCCTCCAGCGCCTTGCGTGCTGCTACCACGTCGTTTTCCTTACACTCAGAAAGCAACGCCTTGCGGTAATCGTTTAATACCTCGAGACTTGCAACGATTGTCGCATTTTCCTTACATTCTGCTACATAAGTAGCAACGTTTGACTTGTTGTTTGTCATGTTGTTTTGGTTGCACCCCACACAAGAGCGGTGCCCACTGCTTTTAGTAAAAAAATATAGAGAGATAACAGGCTACACTTCCTATTAGAAGTCCTTTTATCTCCTTTATGTATTGCAAAGGTACAACTTTTTTTTGATATTACCAAAGAAAAAGTGTTAAATCTAACGTGAATAAAAGTATGTAACTATCTATAACACAGCACTTTATAACTTTAACCTTTGACGCAAAAGTAAATTTAATTTTACTTTTTGGTTGAGTATATGTAACTATATATAAGTAAGAGTGTTAAAGTGTTAATAAGTAACCAGTTGGAAATTTTGTAATAATTTGTTACGTCAAGCCCTTTGTAATATGTTTTGATGTTTCACGGCGTATATTTATGCAAAAGGCGATGAATGATTAGGCAGGCGTAAGTGGTTGAGTATTAGGTGGTTACAAGAGTAATGTTGCGAATTAATAAATATCAACATTCGTGGAACAAAAATGCGAAATTTGGTTTGGTTTATATGGAGTAAACCAAATGAATATGTAATGATAATTTACCAAAGTACCCCACCCCCCCCCTTGAGAGCGCAGCCCTATGGCGTAGTCACCTCACGGAAAAATATTTTTCTTTTTTTTAACTCAATCTGTCAAGAAAGTTTACTTTTCTCCCGTATTGCATATTTATTCAAATACCTTTGTTTGCGACTTGTCAAGATAATTTACTTTATTGTCTTACCCTTGTTATTGAAAGTGCAAAATGTATATTTATCCTCCACCTATTGAACGTTAATAATGTATAAATATACCGCATAAACAATGCATTTTAGCATAATTATGTAGTTATTTCTTATTTTTGCATTATTCCTATTATTATATAGGACATATAGGTGAGGCTCACTTGTGGTGCGTAATCCACCGAAGTCCCTTTGTTTACAGGGGTTCTTTCATGTTAAAATAACGCAGAAACTAAAAAATTATTATACACAGATGGAAAATGGTTTAGCTATAGACACTTTACACACGCAGCTACTGGACCTGACGAGGCAAAGCGAGTTTGGTTTTGACGCATTGCGTTCTACCTCTTGGGGCAGGGTAAATTCTGACACTTACAATATCCTGAAGTCTCAGTTCGTGAGGTCTATGCGTCAGCTTGCCAAGAAGGCTCCTGTAAAGTATTACAAGGGCAGCTATTACATCTTCAATGGCAAGATATACGAGTCAGTCCCAAGGATCGTCTTGGAGCAGACCTACCAGCTGTTGCTCCTCGACCTCGCCATAAGTCCGATGATTGGTGTCAGCACTGTAATGAACAAGTCTTTCATTGATGTCATAGAGTGCTACAACATTCTTCATCCGTCCTTTGACATCGTGGCTTTCAGTAACGGTGTTGTGGATTTCGGTAGAGGCTTGCAGAATCCTGCCGTTATGCCGTTTTCTCCTGACTATCATGTGACCTACTATCATCCTTACGACTTCAATCCGAAGGCCAAGTGTGACAGGTGGATGAACTTTATCCATGAGGTGCTTCCTGACAGGACATCGAGGATGATACTACAGATGTTCCTTGGTTTAGGTTTAATACAGCGCGGAACGGCTTACAACCCGTATGAGGGAAAGGAATCGTCGAAGATAGAGCTGTGTCTGCTTCTTATAGGCACGGGAGCCAACGGAAAGAGCGTTATTTTCGATGTGGCTTGTAACCTCTTTGGCAAGGATAGAATAAGCAAGATGGATTATGCCGACCTTACCGCAGAGGGCGATGAAGGAATGAGGGGCAGATATCCGATAAGGAACGCCATCTTCAACTGGTCATCCGACTCTGATCCGCGGAAGTTCGGAAGGAAGAACACCGGCATGTTCAAGAGGCTTGTTAGCGGAGAGCCTGTCCCCATGCGAGAGCTTGGCAGGAATGTTCTTGAGGCCAACAATATCCCGTACCTCATCTTTAACCTCAATGAGCTTCCGTTCCCAGAGGATGCGTCGCTTGGTTTTATCAGACGTTTACAGTATGTCAGCTTCGATGTTACCGTACCCAAGGAGCGCCAGGACCCAGAGCTTTCGAGTAAGATTATAAGGAGGGAGCTTAGTGGAGTGTTCAACTGGGTCATGCGGGGTGCGCAGGAGTTGAGGAAGCGTAAGTATCGCTTTCCTGCCGCCGAAGGAAGTGCCAAACAACTTCTCCTGTCCCTTCTTGGCTCTCAGCCCATATACGCCTGGATACGCGCTTACGGTATAAGGAGTGACGCTCAGGCAAAAGGCGAAGTGTCCAATCTCTTCAATTCCACCATGCTTTATGAGTGTATGCGCAGGTTTTGCGCTATCAACGACGTTGACGAGAAGGACATTCCGTCAATGAACAAGTTTGGTAGGGATATGTGGGCCAAGTACGGTTTCTTCAAGAAGCGCACGAAGGAGGGCAATGCCTATCAGATGTTTGGGGTCACGGAGGCGGACCTGAAGCAAGATATCCTCATCAATGAGGTTTGTAAGGGCGAGGAGGACAACGATGAACCCGAGAGCTTTATCAAAGGCGACGATTAAATATCTATATGAATATGATAGACAAGGAATATGTCAAGGAGGTTATCTCCCGTATCACGAATCTTAAGGAAGAGAAGAATATTGTTCCCGCCGCCGCTTCGATGCAGGAGATTATGATTGTTATACGCGAGGATGCCCTGGAGCGCATGAGGACCATGTGTAACGAGAGGGAGATTGCGGTGAACAGGACGTTGAATAGTGTTTCATTCCAGTGCTTATGAGAAGACATCACAATCCTAATAAAGTTCCTCCGCTTAAGCCAAACCCCGAGCATTGGACCAGGAAGGTTCGTTCTTGGAATGCGAAGGTCGCCTATGAGACGGAGGATGATGCTTGGGAGTTTCTGAAACAGAATCCGAGATTACTGGCACAGGGAATGACGGTGTATCGGTGCGGGATATGCAACAAATATCATATAGGACACAAGAACAACAAATAAAAAATATAAATAGCAATGATAGTAATAAAAATCAAAACATGGAAAGACTGGAAGAAGGACTTTCTTGATTGGGTGCAAGCACCTCGACGCAGTACTTGCAAGGATTATGTAGACTATATGTAGGCTTTGCAAAATCGTGTTCTCTACAAAATAATAGCCGATACTTGCGATAAATACGGCAATATGCGTGAGGGGCAAATCCAAGACATCACAGAGGCAGTCGAAAAATGCGTGGCTGCTTGTGCTGAAGAAACACGCAAGTTAATCGATGAATGTCAGCCCGCAAAATTCTTCTAAGACTGGAACTTTCATTATAAGCAACAAAAACTCTACACAACATGAATAACAACATAAAAAGAAAGGACTGGGTGGGCGGCTCGGCTGCTGTGTTCAAGACGTTGGGCGCAAGCAACCATACGGACACGGATCGGCAGCGGGAGGATTACTATGCCACTGAGCCGAAGGCGACGGAATGGCTGTGCAAGCTGGAGCGGTTCGATGGCAGGATTCTTGAGCCGTCGTGTGGCGAGGGTCACATGAGTAGGGTGTTGGAGGCAGCAGGGTATGAGGTAGTGAGCCGCGACCTTGTAGATAGAGGTTACGGCGAGGTTGCCGACTTTCTCTCTATTGACAATATGGAATGGGACGGCAACATCGTTACTAATCCTCCCTACAAATATGCGCAGCAGTTTGTGGAGAAGGCTCTGAGCATCATCCACGAAGGAAAGAAGGTGGCGATGTTCCTGAAGCTGACTTTCCTCGAAGGCAAGGCTCGACGCACTCTCTTCCGTTCTACCCCACCCATTCGTGTTTGGGTAAGCTCGTCAAGACTGAAATGCGCTCCCAACGGCGACTTCAATGCTATTGCGAGCAGCGCAGCGGCTTATGCATGGTTCGTATGGGAAAAAGGGTATAAGGGCGAGACAACTGTAAAATGGTTTAACTGATAGATTTAAAAACATAAAAAAGTTGAGGGTATGAATTTTAAAAGATGGCTTGACTATTGGGGTACAGAAATAACGTTTTCGATTATTTTTATCATAACCGCTTTATTTTTTATCATCGCTGTTTGGCAAAGTGAAACATACAAGAATGGAGGGTTTATTAAAGACGATACGGTATGGTATTCTGCAACAATTGTTATCCATTACGCAGATAAAGCGGATCGTGTAAATATCCGCACATGCAGAGTTCCATCTATTCGTGTCGGGAGGGGGTGGAATAGCTTGGACTACACAGATTCGTTAGGGTATCATTGTATCAAATCTATTGCGCCAATAGAAATAGTAAACATAGTTAAAGAAAAATAGTTGGGAATATGAAGAAATTTTTATTAGTTACATTGATTGTTATGGTGTCGTTATTGGCATCGTGTAGCAGAAATCAGAGGTATCAATATGGTAATCGTGAGTTGTACGACACCATTACGGTATATTCTGTTGACAAAATCGTAGAAACATCTGGCAGTAAAGACAGAATCGAGACAGAGACTTATTATCTTGTTGCTACAGACAAGGGAGCGTATCGTGTAGATTTGTACGGAATATGGGGTAATCCTCAAATTTTTGGAGTTATAAAGCCGGACAGAACGTATATTGTCAAAACGGAATGGTTTGATGCTCCAATTATTAAGCAATACAAACGCATAACTAAACTAATTCGTGAATTATGAAGAAGAAAGGATATTACGAATATATACCACAGATTTACCCAAGGAGGCTTTGGGTGATGTACAATACATCCGAAGAAGAAATAGACAAATGCTTTACCGACATGAAATGCAAGCCTCTTGTTCACAACTCCACCCCTATGAAAGAAGGTAATTATGGAGGAATGGTTTATGACGAATGCATGAGTAAAGCAGGAAATTACTTCGGCAATCTTGTAGTCTTCCCGAAGAAGAAAGACATGACTATGAAAAATATCAGTCATGAGGCGTTTCATGTTCTTTCGTCAATGAATGACGCCTGTGACCTTGAGAGGTTCAGGGGTGCCTACAATGAACACCAGGCATACCTTATGGGTTGGATATGTGATTGCATCAACAAGGCTCGTTTGGGCATTGGAGATTTTGTAGAAATTAAAGATAAGGAGAAATAGCTTATGATTAAGAAAGAAGATATTAAGGTTGGGGCGGAATTTTATATAAAACCCAACGATTTACGGAAATGCGGCATTTATATTCCAAATTTTAACGGAGGCCTCCCTATTCTATTCAAAATAGATAGCATAGACGGACAGTGGCTATGCTGCACACCTGCCAATTTAGGAAATGAGTTTAGAATATTTTCTGACGTAGAAATCATAATGACGTTTGGTGTGTTAAGTCCTGGTACACCAAAGGTCGATGAAGGGAAAAACGCAAACGCAAAAAGCGAGCAGGTCAACCACCCATCCCATTATGCGTGGCTGAAGGATTTGTGCGGTGTTGAGCCGCTGGATATGTGCAGACACCTTGACTTCAATACTGGGAACGCTATCAAGTATCTCCTGCGCAAGGATAAGGTGGATGGCAATAAAACAAAGACCGAGAAGCGCATCGAGGACTTGCGTAAGGCAGTGTTCTATATCCATGACGAGATAAAACTGCTGGAACATGGAGCAGACTAAATACACTTGTAAGGATTGCGTATTGTTGAATGATGAAGATTCTGAGTTCCCATATTGCATGGGAAAAGACTTATACACATACGCAAATCCTGACGATGATGCTTGCGGAGACATTATTCCACTGGTATATACGTGCAAGGATTGTTTCTTCTTTGACAACGGTGTGTGGGAGTGTAAAGAAGAACGCTTCGGGAGAGACGTTTCGGAAGATGATGATGCTTGCACAGATTTCGAGTATAAGGAAATAAAAGTTGAACTTTAAAATATTGTTATCATGGCATTACCATTTGGAAAGACTATCAAGACAAGACACTTCACCGTGCTGAAGTTCAGTAAGAGTTTGTCGAAGAAAGAAATCGCTTCACTCAGAGAGGATATCCCTGCTGATATCAAGAAGCATTTACAGAGAGGCTCGCTGCCTTTCATTAAGATTGCAGACATTGCCGGCACATGGGGTGTTGAATACTCTATCGGCACATCCATGTACGCTGCACTCGATGAATGTGTTCCTGTGGCTGTAGGAGACCATTATGAGTTCTCCAAGGACGAAGGAAACATCATCGAGGCATTTGCCCAGCTTATGTTTGCGGATACATCGTTGCCTGGCGATGCAGAATATACGGCAGGCAAGTTGAAGCTCCGTGACGAGTACATTGCTCGTGAGGCTGCAAGAAGAAACGCTGCTGCCGACAAGGGTAAGAGTGACGAACAACTCAGCAAGGAAAGTGATGAGGCTGTTCAGGATGTTGTTGATCGAGACAAGCACGCTGACACCCTCCGTGATATGGCAGAACAGATCAAGAAGGAAGGAGGTCAGCATGAGTGATAAATTGATTGAGATAGTCGAGGACCACAATTCCCTGGTACAGGCACTCCAATTCATTTTGGAGGCCGCAGAGACAAAGAAACTGCCTCCATACGGCCTTCTTCCTACATTTAACGACTCTTTTCTTGATGATCGGCTTAGGATAGCCCTTGAGCTTATCACAGGAGAGAAATATTCGTGATATATCGTATATTTTCTTCTACTTCATTTATATAAAAGTAAGGGGTGGCATCTGAGAAGATATCACCCCTTTTTAACCAAAAAAATTTTAGAATTATGATTCACAGATAAGAATCCGAGAACATAATCTGTTTGCAAAGGTACTTGGTTTTGTTGAATTTATGGTATATCAAAGTTGCTTTAACACGAATTTAACACTAGAGCATTCGAGTTTTGCTCTTTATGTCGTTCAGAGCAAGGAGACCGACTGCATCAGCCATCATCTCGTAGCCCTGGCAGAACTTACTGCCGATGTTGGGGTACAGTTCTGGATCATCCGTCTTTCCGGATGTATCCTTGTTCATTACCTGACCCTGTGCCTTGAAGAACTCCTTCTGAAGGTCATCCATCTTCTGGAGAATTGTGTCGATAGCCGGATTAGTCATGGGTCTCCTCCTTTCCCTCCTGGATTCCTGCAAGAGCTAAGAGTTCAGAGAACTTACTGTCGTACCAGAGAGCCTGGGTCTGGTTCTGTGCGTGAGGATTACGGGCGTTCTGGCCGAAGTTGTTGTACTTCTCTGGAATGACTACCCAGGAATGGGTCTTGCCGCCCTTGCCAGGACGTGTCATTCTCTCGACGATTCCCTTTGATACGAGAATCTTGTTGAACTCAGCCGATGACATCTTTACCTTGTGGTCTGCCAGCAGGTCCTTCGCTGCGTGGACGGTCTTCTCGTTCATCACGTAGTCTGGTGTCGGCAATCCGAGAGGGTCAGCGATAGATTTGGCGATGGCGAGCTTTGACGCTCCATTGAGGTTGAGGGTTTCGATTACCCATGTGGCTGCGAGAAGCTTGTCCTGCATCGTTGTTGTCTGAGTTCCGAAGACTGGCTTCGCCTTACCCGTTTCTAGTTTCTCCCATCTGTTGATGATTTTTTCACGAAGGACTGGGTTGTAACCACTCGCCAAGATAAGAACACCTTTATGGGTTAAGTTGTAGCAGATTTGCTGTCTGTTACTCTTGTCTGTGTAAGAGGTCTCCACAAAGTTGTGGGCATCTACACCTTGACTAAGCAAATTGCGAATGTCTCGCAAAATAGCATCATGTCTTTTACCTGTCTCCTCTGCAACAATAAGAGATGACATTACATCGCCTACATTAGGCAAAAATTCCAAATTATTCATTATTGTGAAGCATTAAAATTATATGAGAGAACTTTATACAAGGAAAGCGGTCTCCCATTTGCGCTGCTTCACAATAATGACTGCATCCCGCAGTTGATTTAATTGTACGCAAATAGAGAGACCGCTATATCATATATTTAATCGAAAGCCAATTATGGCTATCGTAAACGTCCTTCTAAAATTTGTTGTGGGTATATAAAATGCCCACATTAAATATTGGGCATTAACCGTTGCCCTACGGAACGACCTGATGTCATTACTATGAAGCACAGCAAAAGTACGGAAAAATCCGCAATCTCTTGTAAAGAAAGCGGATTTTAACACGAATTTAACTATTTCTTCTTCTTTTGGAAGGTCGCCTGGCCGTTTTTAAAGATAATGCAGTCCTCGCAGCATCGAGGCATCGACAGAGGAATGTAGTAATGGATCACATTGTTTTCCGTATCAATCTCATCCTGCTTAATCTTAGAATAGTCTGCTATCATGGCTGTCGTCTTTTGCCACTCTGGAGAGCCGAATTTCTGCTTTCGCTGAGCGATAACGAGGTTTCTCAGAATCTCTTCCTTTGAGGTAGCCTTAATAAGCTCCTCCTGGGTAAGTTCATCACTATTCTCGTTCTTCGCTTTCTTTCCCTGCACCTCTGCGATTCTTGTCTGAACAGATTCCAGAGATTCAAGTTTATTCATTTCTCGCTCTAATGTGTCTTTGGGCCAGTTGAACCCTTCCCCTTGAAAGGCGATGGCCCAACAGTCCCTCGTTGGCATACCTGATCCACGGAGGCTGGCGTAGATGTAATAGCGAGGGTCTTTCATCTTAAGAGCCTTCGCCTTCTTGTATGTATCGACGGATAACGTGTATCCTTTTGTTTCTTCAATCATAATCTTGATATTTAAAAGTTCAACGTTTGCTGCCTGTGGTGTTCTCTCCATACATTGATAGACTTGCCGTATATCCAATAGTCGAACACCTCTTCCGGCGACAATCCTTCGTCTATCATTTTTCCGCTAGCTTGGATATCCTTGATGGCCTTAATCCAACTATTATAGATATGCGGATAGCGTTTGCAGTCGGCAAGTTTCTGCTTATAGTTGTGCATAGGGCAGCACAGGCAGCCAATCCTATAGTAGCCCTCGTCGTACAGCTTACAATGCTTGATGCCGAGTGTATTCAAGAATAGCCATACCTCATCATCGGTCCACTCTATGATTGGAGAGATGAGAAGCGATTCGTAGCCTCGGATACAGCCGATGGTACGTTCATCACTGGCATTTGTGATGTTAATCTCGTGGATACCCCACCGGGTTGGACGGCCACGCTTCTGGCTGTTTCGCTTATCTCGGAAATCGTCAAGACCTTCAAGGGAACCGCTGTACTTGTGGTTGGTAATCTCGACCTCGCTCCTACCCGACCTCTGTCTGCTTTCCGCGTGACGGATTCCGATGAGAACAACATTGCCTGCACCGATGCCTTCTTTATAGACTCGACAGCACCATCGTATCAGTCTTGTCGGAAGCATGCCTTCCTTACGGGCCTGGTTATAGATGCTGATTTTCGGCTTTATCATATCTACGTCCGGATAGTGCTTGCGGCAGAACTTGATTACTTCTGGTGGATCGATGGACGTAAGCCCCATGTGAGCCTTGAACTTCACGCCTGCAATCTTGGCAATGTGATAAAGACACTGACTATCCTTGCCTGAACTGAACGATAGATAGAAGCCTTCGTTAGGCGAGTATGCCAGTGCAAGCTTCTCCGCCTTTCTCAGCAGCTCTACAGAGTGCTTTATCTTCTCCTGGAAGTCTTTCTGGAACTTCGGAAGAATCTGTTGTAAAGTAAAATTTAATTCAGAATTTATCATACTACTTATTTTTTATAAACAAACTCGGCACGACAGACACAATTTACGTGTTGGGGAATTACCATTGTTCCTATCTTGTGAATATATCCAACAAGGCTATCACAAGCCTCGCAGGGGAATGATGAACCTCTGTGAACAAAGTAGCCGATAGCTCCACTCTCCTGTCCATACTCCTGCTCTGCCTGTCCCCACGCTAAAGCAATCACCTGAGAAGCGTTTCTTACGATATTCTGATAGGCGTTCTTGTAGTAGCCCTTTCCATAAGAAGGAACATCGATGTTAATGTCCTTTCTCTTCGCCTTGGTGATGACTGATGTGTGGTAGGGGTCCTTGTAGCCGGTTCGGATGGAAGACAGAAGCTGTTGTTCTGAATATCCCATCAAGGTTCCTGCCTTGATCATCCTTACAATATCTTCAGCAAAGTTTCCGAGATAGACGGCGTTTCTTTCAGATGTCGTCTTTCCGTAGATGTCGCTGACGAGAAATGATTCTATGTTCTCGCTGTCAATCCCGAGAATTTTGCATGAAGCCTTGGAGTAAGCAGAGATGTAGCTATTGATGCCCTCCTCTGCATCAGCAGTAACATTTTTGGCGAAAGAGAGCAAGGCTGACTCGTTTATGAGCCTGCCCGCGCCTCTGTATCGCTTGCTTGCGGTAATTACCTTCTGTGTCGATTTCCAGAGAATGTCAGCAATATGGTCCTCGCAGTTTCGGATTGCCTGCAAGCGCTTCCTGCTGTAATCGACAGAACGTTTTAACTCATCCATAGGCTATTAGTGGGTTTGGTTGTAGTGCTTCCAGTTATTCTTGTCGTCCACGTCATTGTTGTGATTTTTGTCCCATTTCTTGCCACTGCGATTTGGCCTCCCTGCCTTGCGGCCACCGCCGGTGTTTATGTCGTTACCACCCTGCTGTTTATTGATTCTTGCTGTAGCTTCCTCCTCCTCGATGGCGTTCTCTGTCTCGTTGTCCGCACGCTGAATATCCATAAGAAGGTCTTGCTGGTCCTCCTCTTTCTTCTCTCGTAAGATACGCTCCCATTCGGCATTCTTTGGGAAGTCAGGACAACGCTCCGATGCAGTCTGCTTCGAGAGGAATCCATTCTGAACGGCAGTTGCAAGATTTGTAAGAAGCTCAGTCTTGTTCTGATGCGTATAAGGCTCAATCCAAGCGTTGATATCGAGGCCAACAATAGAAGCCGTCGCGTTATTTTCGTGTCCGATTCCGAACTTGGCAATTTCAACCAGTTTGTCAAGGAATGGCTGCAACTTCTGAGAATCATTCATGGCAACCTCTAATGCAGGAGAATAGAGGAGTTTGATGGCTACACCTGGTAGGTCGCCGGACTTCAGCTCAGGAGGTTTTACAGTAAATGACAGCTCATAGATGAGGTCGTACGACTTGTTGAGCTGAGTCGCAAAAGCATCTGACGCGTCGGTTCCATTGAGGAATCCTGCATCGTTATCCTTGCTGTTCATAGCGATAACCTTGGCTGCTCCAGTCATATCGTCGCCTGAAATGGTAATCTCATCACCATCACCCTTTACGTAGAATACAGGGAAGGCATACGCCTTGTTGTTCTCGCAAAGATACGAGAATGCCTCCTCGTAGTCTTCGATGTTCTTCTGAACATTGGACCAGCAAGGTCCCTCGTCATTTCGGATATATGCAACCGGTATTGAATTGAAGTGATGTTCTTTCTTTTCAACAAGAGCATATCCGTTCATTCCGAACAACCCCTTAATGAGATTTACAGCTTTCTCTGTTACACTCTTTTTGCCGACATTATTTCTAAACCTATAATAATAGGTATCGTCCCAGACCTCAACCCACTCAATCTGAGCGTTTCCGTCTTCATCCAAGTCGTAATACTTGCGAGCAAATACAGATAGCTCTCCGGTGATCGAGTCGTAATGCGGATAGAGGTAGTCGCCATTCTTGAATGACAGAACCTTAACTCCGAACTTTCCCTTATCAATATAGCCGACTGCGGCGGTTTCAGCAACGATCATGTATGAGCTTACTGCCTCGAAGAACGCAATCTCCATGTTGTGCATAAGCCAACCCTTCTTAAAGATGTTAAGATTTTTCTGGGATTCCTCTTCCTTATCAAGTTCCTCTGTGCTGTCGGCAAGCTCAAACTGAATGTCATTTCCTGTCAAGTGTAGGGTGTGCTTCGTTGCGACAACCTGCTGGAAGGAAAATGCACATCTTGTGATTGGCTGTATGTAGTAGCGGTTTCCTGTAGTAGGATCTTTCGGGTCCCACTCTGGATTTTCCTTAATAATGTCCGGATAAGCGTTTTTGTCCCAGATTCTATGTCCGCTTGGGAAGTACTCACGAAGGAAGTCGGACTGGGTTTTTACTCTCCATACGCAAGGGTCGTAAGGCATGTTCTGCATACTCCTATCACCAACCTTGTCGGAGAAAGTGCCATGGCTCATGTATCCGTCAGGCTTAAGCTCGTAGAATGGTTTCTTTACGAGTATTTCTCTAAAATTTAAATTCTCCATAATCCTTTTACCTTTTTATGTTTCTTTTTTGTTAAACTGAATATCATTACGTAGAACCAAGACTCAAAGAAGTCGGGCGAGTGGCCGACATACTTCTTGGCCTTCTTTTTAGGCATAAGTTTGAATCCCCTATCATCTCCGTCCTCGTCGCGTCGGAGCATCTTTCGCTCCTTTTGAAGAATCTGTCTGAGAGGAACCTTATCGAATCCGTTTCCTGAATACTTTTTTTCAAGCAGTGATGAGTCGATGGAAATCTGTTTATCCTTAATCATCTTATAGAAAAGCCATGCGCACTGGGATTTCAAGTCCTTGTAGAGGTATTTGATACCTTCCTCTTCTTGGTGGTTTTGAGCAATAGGCGCCGCCTGGTTGTTGAACGGAACGGCATCCTTGAAGAATCCTTTGAAGTACTGACCTATGCCCTGCATATCGTAAGTGAAGTTGCATTCCTCGACGCCCCACTCTCTCAGCTTAGCCTCAACTACAGAAACAAGAGTCTTAGAGTCCAGCCTCATCACAACCAAGTCCTTGCAATTCCAACCTTCCCAAAGCCACATCACGAAGTTGTCGCCGCCCGTGAATGCGATATCGGCAGATGCTCTGCGCTTCCCGTCTCCGAGTTGTTCCGCATTGTCGTAGATTTCATCAAGGTCTTCCATCTTGATCATGTCATCTCCAGCAGCTTTCCAGTTCCAGTTTGCTTCCAGGTCTCGCATACGCTGTTCCTCATCCTGCTGGGCAAGGTTGGCGAGATATGAAACATCGGTAGAGATAAGCTTGATGTTCTCTGATACGTCGGCGCGGATGAATGTTGCCGACTTGATGAACATTTCGAGTTTTGTATAACCAAGTTCCTCATAGCTATCCTTCCAAAGGCTATCGATAATGCCCTTGCACTGCTCGTATACCTCTTCTCTTGTATCGCCCCAGTAGATTGAGTCCGGCGTATCACCATCCATGAAGCAGTAACGAATAACCCCATTCCTTTCCGGATCTATATATCCTTCGTCGGTAACCCACCAATCGATGAACTTTCGTACCCAGGATTCTGGGTCAGGGTTACAGGTAATCCAGAAGCGGTTTCGAATGTGGGCTGCGTTTCGGTTGTTGGTCAAGAGGTACTTGAACTTCTTATATGGGCACTGAGTACCCTCATCGATGCAGACATAGGCATACTGGCGCCCCTGGAATCGTGTCTTGAAATCCTGATAGGCTCCTGCGTAGTACGAGAATTTGAGCCATCCTCCGTTGTCGAAGTTCCAGGTCATATCATTCTGTGACTTATTGTAAGTTCCAAATTGGGAGAACAATTTGTAAGAGTCTGTTACCAAGGACTGCAAGTCATCTTTTTCATTACGGAGGATGGTTGCATGGAAGTCTGGATTTTTGATATCTTTCAGAACTTCCATAAGAGAACTAAAGCTCTTACTGCCACCGCGGCTGCCGCCACAAATCTTTATATCGGCGTCGATTGAGAGCATATCCTCCTGACCGCCACGCTGCGCTATAATCTTCAGCTTGTCGGGATGTTTCTTGTCGGCGTCTCTTAATGATTGGATATACTCTTGAGTGTAAATAGGCTCTCCATTATCCAAATTTAATCCTGAAAGTACTTCTTTCTGCATAAAAATACAATTAATATTGCAAAAATATAAATATTTCTTGGATAATTGCATGCTTATTCATATATTTGCAAAATAAAAGGTATATTTATACATTTTAGAGTGGAAGAACCACTTTTAGAATAACATTTTTAATCAAGAAACAACATGACAAGAGAAGAACTCTTAGCATTGGTCAACAAGGAGCTCGGTAGTACCAAGTTGACAATTAGCGAGAAAACCATCAATGAAGAACTTGATGACGTACTCGAAGATTTTGGTGAAGACGAAGCTGCAAACGCCAAGTTGGTAACCAAGGTTACAAATCGCTTGAAACGCATGGACGGCAATCTCCATTCTGACGTTTCTCAGCAAGTTAAGGAATACAAGAAGAAGGCAAGGGAACGCCAGAAGGCAAAGGAATCTGAGTCTGAGGAGGAAGAGCCTGAAAATAACGATATTCCTAACGAAGAGGATATGCCTGAGTGGGCAAAGAAGCTCATCGGTGAAGTCAAGAAGGAGCGTGAGGCGCGAGAGCAGAAGGAGGCAGCTGACGCAAAGAAGGCGTTGGTGAACTCCATTAAGGAAGGTCTTAAGGCTAAGTTTGAGAAAGCCAACATTCCTTTGAATTCGTTTTTCGTTAAGACAGCTTTGGATAAGCTTGAGATTCCAGATGGCGAAGTTGACATCAAGGATCTTGTCGGTAAGGCAGAGGTTCTTTACAATGCTGACCTCAAGGAAGCGGGTATCAATCCAGAAACAAAGCCTCGAAGCGGAGGTGGCGGAGCCGGAGGAACCGGAACCGTAGACGAACACGAGTTCGATGATGTTGCAGCTATCAGATCTCGACACAAGCCAAAGGACGAATAACAATTAGTATTCAGGATAACAAATTTATTTATTGATTATGGGAACAGTTTCTCCTTATTACAGTGAAAGGATGAATGGTAGCGGCTTCTTGCCAGGTCGTTCCCTCATCCAGGCTCGTGGCGAAATCGGCGGTATCCGCTATGTATTCGTCAAGTTGATTGGCGCCGCAAAGGATGCTTTCCGTACTCCTACAACTGGTGGTAAGTTGCTCAACCCTTTCAAGGGTCCTGCAAAGATCTACGCCGGTGACTTCCTGGAGTATGATCCTGGCATCTATGGCAACGCAGGCGCAACTGTTAAGATTCTTAAGTCTTACCAGTGCGCAAAGAAGACCGGTGCTACTGACACAACTCTCCTTATTGTACGCGATGGCTACAAGCACATTCCGTTCATTGGAGACAATATCATGGTAGCTCCTGACGCTCTCGATGGCACAGGCACAGCAGTTACGGTTACTGGTGTTGAGAAGACAACCGAGGCTGGCGCAGACGTATGGAAGCTTACTTTGTCAGCAACACTCGGTGTCGTAGCGAAGGATGCGGTACTCGTTGAGGCAGCAGCTGTCGGCGCGTCGCAGAAGCCTATGGTAACCAACCCTAACGGTTATGCTCAGTGCGACTACGACTTCCTGTTCACCCCAGGTGAAGATTTTGAGGATGGTGCTCGCTATATGCTTACCCCATTCCTTGCTAACGATGACACCGTTATGTACATCGACAGGATGTCTCCAATCCCTCCTGCAATCAAGGCTCTCAACAAGAGTCGCGTTAACGGATGGTTCCATCTCTAATTATTAACCTTAAAGATTGATTCAGGATTATGGCAAAATTTGATTTTAATAATTCGCGACTTGCCAAGTTCTTCGGTTCTCAGGAGAATACGGCATATTTGCAGAGTTTTCTTGACAAAAAGGAAATCTTCTTCACTAACTACGGTTGGTACAAGACACAGGGACACAACGCTTCGTTCCTGACATCTACCGACAACTATGGCTTGGCAACATTCAACGTCAAGGCACGCAAGTTGAAGGCAGCTCCTATGGCTGACCTCCGTGCTCCTCTCGGCGATTCTAACCAGATGGATAAGAATGGGCACAAGTGGTACACCGCTTCTATCCCCGACTTCATCACTCCTGGTTACGTTGAGACCGCAGTTGAGCGCTATGCACGCATCAAGCAGTTCGAGGAATTCGGTAACGATGCCGATATCTTGGCAGACTGGTGTGATGAGGTTCAGACCCGAATCGACTCTGTTGATGCGACAATGAACTTTATGACCGCTCAGTTGATGTCTACCGGTAAGATCGACTACTCCGGCATAGGTCGTGGTATCTCCACTCCACTGCACAAGGCTATCGATCCTATCGAGTATGGCGATAACTTCATCAATGGCGGTGCTAAGAAGTGGGCTGATCCTACTGCTACCATCCTTACCTACATGAAGGAGAAGGAAGCCAAGTATCGTGAGACCCGCGGTGGTTTCGATGGTGCTTTGATCTGGCAGATGACTCGCAATACATTCTATAATGTATTCTTGAAGAATGCTGAGGTCCGCGAGCTCGTTACCAATTACCGTCAGCTGAACTACATTGCCTCTACCAAGACAATGCCTATCAGCAAAGAGCAGTTCATCAAGGCATTCGTTGACTTCGAGGGAGTATCACCTATCGAGATTGTGACCGAGAAGGAGCGCAACCTTACTCATACAACCGATGAGTACAAGCAGGGTTGGTCTGACAACATCGTTGTTCTCCGTCCTGCCGGTGATGCCTGTGAGTTCGAGCGTACAGACAGCCTCGACAAAAAGCTGATTGAGTATGCCGGCAACAAGGCTATCTCTACCTTGTTCGGTACAACCAACGATGGCCTCGGTCTGTTGATGAACTCAACGGTTCCTAACGGTAAGTACATGGAGTGGCACACAGACATCATGTTCTCTGCTTGCCCAGCTCTCATCGACTTCCCAGACCATTGCATTATGGACATTACCAAGACTGATTAATTTCGGTCTTGGAACTATTAACGTAATTAGATTGTATGACTATGGAATCGGAGATGGAAGTTTACACTGCATACGACTACCTTATCAACAGGGTGAAGTTTGAGGTGCCAAAGAAGACCATGTTGGGAATCATGCTTACCCGCAGCATACAGCCGGAGTCGCTGATGTGTGACTGTGACGCTGATGTGCTGAGTTTAGCATACGCCGATACATTGAAGTGGTTTTGTCTTGGCCCAAGCAAGGTGAACAACACCTCTGATTCCGACAATGGTTGGACGCACTCTGGAGGAGGATATGAGATTTCGGACGAGGATATCAGCGCAATGAAGGCAGAGGCTAATGCTATCTACCAAAAGCTTGAGCCCGACTCAATGCTCAAGAAAAAATCCACCTTCCGGGTGACCTCTCACGGAGTGAAGCGGGCGAATTATTCTCCTTGGAGAGAACCTCTCCCTCACATCATCAAATAAGGCGTATGGAAAAGGAAAACATCAGAAACCCAAGATACCCTCACCATATCAAGATTGTGAGGAAGGTCGTTGGAAAAGCCGACCCTGATGACCCATTCGCCGATGATGAAGCTCCCGTAGGTGAGGACAAGGAAATCATTCTCTATAACGGTGAAGGCCGCAGTTATACGGACACTACCACTGTAGGCGATAAATATGTAGACCAGAACAAGAGGAAAGCATCGATTCCTGTCAGATATGACGAATGGGGTGCTGACAGATGTCCTCTTGACGGAGATACAATTTATTCCACTGTCGGCAAAAACACCGAGGTAGGTATGGTCAAGGACTGCGAACCGGACAATAACAGGACTGTGGTTTACTGGGAATATATAAGAGTTTAGGCTATGGGGAGTTTGGCAGATCAGTTCGTGGAAATAGAAAAGAAAATCCGTCAGATGGCTGTACAGAAGATGCAGCAGAAGATGGACCACGCAGCAGAAATGACAATGAAGGCGGCAGATGAGTCACGTGACTATAATGACGTTACAGGTAACCTGTATAAATCAACCGCTATAGGCACATATTACAAAGGCTCCTTGCAGTCGATACACTACGCCCCAGGCCCTGAGCCAACACGCCCCACCCTTGCAGAAGGAGAGAGATACAATCTTGACAGGTACTATCGTAGTTCGTTTTCGTTCAAAGACAGCGGACGGAGGCCTTATAAGGGTGAATATGGAGAAGGTGGACAGAACGGCCCTGCAACGGCAGAAGATGAACTCTTGTACAACGAACATGGCAAAGGGAAGTATGATTCCACTTGGAAAATGTTGCTTGTTGCCGGAGTTGATTATGCAAGATTCGTTGAGGCAAAGAAGGGTCACGATGTTATCACGTCGCTCAGAGATTATTTAGTAAGATACTTTAAGAAGGTGTGATTATGATAAGTATTAAGACATTATACTTCGATGTGGGCAACGCCATGAAAGGTGTGTGTGACAGGGTGTTCCCACGCAACCGCCCAAAGGCTGTTGACAAGAAGATAAACAGTTATATCGTTGTCTTCTTTCCATCTTCTATATACAACAACGAGATGAACTCTGACGGTGCGTATAACGACTACTCTACCACTCTACAGATAGAGGTGTATGTGAAGGATAAGGCCTCGGCGGACAATCCCAACGCACTTGATGTATCCCAAGTAGACGATAAAGTAAAATCTGTTATGGACAGATTTCCAATCTCCACCAAAAACATCATCGTAACAAATCCGATGATAACCATGCAGACAGATGACGGAGACGGATACTCTGTCACCATCATACAAGGACGATTGAGAACAAAATAAGTATTCAGGTATAACAATTTAAAATATTTTAGATTATGGCTATGACAACTATTGACAAGATGAAGGACATTTTCAATGGTCCTAAGACTTTGCTCTACTCAAAGGCTATCACAGACTTGAGCAAGGCTTCAGTTGACATCACACCAGAGATTGAGCTTCCTGTGGAGGTTGATTCCCTTAAGGCAACCATGGAGGACCCAACCATTAATCACTACAAGGTTATCGGCCTTGCTGGTGACTGGGCAACTACCGCAGAACTCGGTGACTTCAACGTAGAGTTCGTTGTTCCTTCCAAGGCAAAGGACTTGTTGAAAATCATGTTCGGTGAGGATGCAATCACAGAGTTGACCAAGGTTACCTTGAAGGGTACTGGTGACGCGACACTCGATGCTACTACCGGTTTTGCCGGCGTTGCAGTTGAGCCAAAGAAGTTCAAGATCAAGGGTACTATCGTCATCGTTGACGACGAGAAGGAGAACCTTATGATTGTGACAAACATCGCCCTCTATGCAACGTTGCAGTGGGATGACACAGGTTCTAAGCCAGTTGCATTCAAGTTCGCCGGTTCTATCGAGGGTGCAGGCATGCGCAGCATCGCTTGGCTTACTAAGGCTCCAGCTCCTGGTATTGGCGGCTAATTAAAGAGAAGTCTATAGGTAATTAGATTCAGGATAACAACCGTTGGGCGGCAGGCTTATGATAACAGCCGTGCCGCCCTTCTTCGTTTAAAAAATCATACAATCATGGCAGAAGAAAAGAAAATAGAGCAGCCTTCGGTGGACTTGCAGGAGATGCTTGACAGCGTTATCGGTGACACGCCTACGGAGGTAGTGTTCCGCGGTAAGAAATACCGTATAGGATGGCTCAGAAAGGGAACAATGAGAAGATGCACCCATATCAAGATAAAGGAGAAGAACGAATGGAAGCGCAACGTCAAGATTTGCGTCTGCATCCTCCTCAACAACATCTGGAAGATACGGGCCTTCTACTGGATTTACTGGCGTTGGCTCTACTACATCAAGGACGTAGACGTGGTAGAGGTGCTGAAAGTTCTCGATGTTTCTAAAAAAAAAATTCCATCGAACGCATTCTCGCTGACTACCATATTAGCGACAGGGATGACGGACGTGATGATGACGATGACGAGGAGCGAAGTAAAAGCTATCCAAGCAGAACAAGCTGGGGAGCAGCCTTCTCGTTAGCGGAGAAGTTTGGCTTTCTCTTCCATCGCAAGTACTTCATCGCAGCCTACGACTACTGGTGGGGCTATTCGTCGGCGCAGATTGACCTCATGGTTGCAGACCAGCCTCTCGTCGTCTATCCTAAGACCAAGAAGGAAAGCGGACCGAAGAAGCACACGTTAAAGGAGATGGATGACCTCTATGACAGATGGATGGAGAAAAAGAAGAATGAGGGAAGCCTCATCGGCAAGAAGATAAATCTTACTGATTACTTAAACAATGAACTCTAACTTAAAAATATTCAGGATATGGCAGGTGGAAATTTAGGTGACTTGTGGTTTCAGCTTGGTGTGAAGGATAATACATCTAAGGAACTTCAAAAAATCATCGACAAGCTTAAGACAGGAGACGACGCTGCAAACTCACTTCTTCGTGCTCTCCAGGGATTCGGAACTAAGAAGTCCGGGTTCAAGGAGCAGGCAGAAAAAGCCAAAGAGTTTGCCGATGTTCTCAATGAGATAAACAGAAGGATTTCCAAACTCAAAAAAAACGACAAGAGCGATGAAGCTAAAGATTTGCAGATGGCGGTAAAAAACGCCCTCTCCTATCTCGACATGCTACAGAGAATCAACATAGAACGCAGTAAGATTTCGGAGCTACGCTCACTGAATCCTAATGTTGATACCTCGAAGCTTAAGGAAGCAGAGTTGATGCTTGAGAATGTCAATAATCAGCTTTTCAGATTGCAGAATAAAGCACAAGGCGGCGGAGGTGGCGGCGTAGACTATGCAAACGTTTTGCAGGACTACGCTAAGGTTCTTCAAATGACGTTCCGTGATGTAAAGCAGATTACCGATCAATTCAAAAAAGAAAACCCTTTATCTGCATTTTCGGGCGGAGCTGCAAAGGTTGAGGCTGATATATCAAGAGTAACTGAAAAGCTTGCCAAAATGCGAGACCTCATGGCAGAGGGTGCCTTGAAGGGTTACAATACTAATATGCTTGGTGGAAGTATCACCGAGCTTGACAAGATACTTGCCAGATTACAGGCGGCATCCGGAAACAAATCAATCCTCACCGATGCTGCGCAGATGAAGAACCTTCTTTCCGATGTTGCTGTAGAAATGACGAAAGCAACCGCCGCAACACAGGCATACGGGCGAGAGAAGGGTAAAGTCATTGCGCAGGAGAGAGTCGCAGCAGAAGAGTATGACCGTCAAAAACGTCAGAGAAACGCAGCAAAAAAAGCCCAGGACGATGAGTTAAAGAATATGTCGGACTACATCAAGCGCTATATGACGCTTGTTGAAGAGAAGAACAGGATTGCTGAGAAGGCAGGCATATCTCCGTTTTTCAAAAACGATCAGGGTCTGAAGAATATCAAGGCAGAGATAGATACATTGCTTGAGAGGCTTGGAAAGGTCAGAGGAGATATCGCTCTTTATCAGAATGCAATCGGAACCGGTACGAAGGAAGGTATCTCCTTCGGACAGCAGGGCTTGAAGGAAGCCAATGCTGAAGCTGAGAAACTGATGGGTACAATAACAGCTCTACAGAACGTTTACGATACTCTCCGTGTCAGCCAGGCAAATGTCAAAGACTTGATAGGTCAGACTCCTCAGAAGCAGAGGCAGGACGACATTCTGAAAAGAATGTCTGAATATTACTCTAATCTCGAAAAGACTTCTAAAGAGAAGGAAGCTCAGGCTACAAGAGACGCTGCCAAGGCGAAGCGTGAAGATATTGCAGCCGAGAAGCAGCGCCAGACTGAGTTGAAGAATACCGAACGCCGATACGATTCTCTCGGCAATAAAGTTCGTCAGCTTCGTTCTGAATACAGCAGAGGTATCTCTATCGGCGCAGATGTAAGCAAGGCAGAAAGCGAGATTAATAGACTCCTTGCTTTAATGAGAACCCTTAGAGATATCAGGGGAGAACTTTATTCAGGGAACTGGAAGAACAGCCTCGGTACGCTTGGCAATATGGGAAGTGGCCACGATACGACATTGGCATCGAGGGTTCTTCAAGACCAGAGGGCAGTAAACCAAGAGGTTCAAAGAGGCATCGAGCTTGAGCGGAAGCGTCAGCAGGAGATTGCTCAGACGGCTGCAAAGGCACGAAACGACCTTGCAGCAGCATTCGCCGGAGCAAACGCTGAAGCGAAGAAGATGCAATCCATAGTAGGAGACATCAAGTCTCTCTTCTTACAGGGAGGTATTGTCTTTGGCGCGCAGCAGTTCTTCAACTCAATCGTTCAGACTGGCGGCGAGATTGTTCAGCAGCATGTAGCGTTGCGTTCTATCCTTGGAGATGTGCAGAAGGCTGACGAATTATTCGCTCAGACTCAGCAGCTTGCGTTGCAGTCTCCATTCAAGTTTGGAGAGCTGAACCGAGATGTAAAGCAGCTGGCTGCATTCGGAGTCGAAGCAAATGACTTGTATGATACCACAAAACGACTTGCGGATATAGCATCTGGTCTTGGTGTAGACTTCGGACGATTGGGTTTGGCATTCGGCCAGGTAAAGGCTCGTTCTTGGCTCGATGGTAAGGAGTTGCGCCAGTTTGCTTACGCTGGTCTTCCTCTCTTGCAGAAGATAACGGAATTATATAATTCTGAAGGCAAGAACGGGCGCAAGAATTACACCCAAGCAGACGTCAAGAAGATGATATCTGGAAGGCAGGTAAGCTTCGAGGATGTTCAGAAGGTACTGTGGAAAATGACTGATGAGGGTGGCCAGTTCTACAATATGCAGCTCGTGTTGTCCGAAACACTGCTTGGCCGCTGGAATAAGCTTATCGACGCGTGGGATATTATGCTCGGTAAATTTGCAGAAGGAAAGAATGTCATAGGCGGTACGTTCTCGTTCATTATCAACCGAGTAACAGACTTGGTTTTGGCATTGGATAAGCTATCACCTGCAATGTTATCTTTCGGAGCTATATTTGCTGCAAGGAAACTCGGACTGATGGCTTCCGGTAAGCTCGGGTTAGGCTCAATAAACAAGAACTACACTCAGCAGATGAACGCTCAGCTGAGGACTTACGCTATCGAACAGCAGCAACTTGTCACAGAAGGTAAGATTACTCAACAGAAGGCGTTGCAGAATGTACAGGCAAGGGCATACTTGCTGTCTGATACCGCTTCAAGGGCGAATGCTATGTCTCGTCTTGCACTTGAAGGGAAGATGTCTGTTCTTCAAATGCAAAAAGCGGTCAAGGAAGGTCTTATAACCAAAGAGCTTGTTAGTCAGCTTGCGGTGATGGGACAGATTACAGCAAGACAGGAGCAGATTATACTCGGAGGAACACGATTTGCCGCCGTAATGAATATGGGTATCTCTAAGATAGGTGGAGGAATCAAATCCCTCTTTACGATGCTTGGCGGATGGTGGGGACTTGCTATCGGGGCAGCTGTTCAGATATTCTCCAGCTATAGCAGTGATATGGATAGAATTTCCGAGAATGCGAAGGGATTCAGGGATTCGGCATATAACAAGAAGAAGGGTTACGAAGATGAACTCGCGAACGAGAAGCCTACAAACAGTGCTGACTTGCAGCAGCGGGTAAACTCGATGAAGGAACTCCTTCAAAATAGCGGAGATTATACCCAAACTATAGAAGATCAAATTGCAAGGGCGAAGAATCTTAACGAGCAGTATGATATTCTCAATAAGGGAATAGTTGCCGCTCGTGATAACTCACAGCAGGAAGCAAACGACTCGGATGTTGTTGCTGGAGCACTTGGAGCTTCAGGTGGTTGGGGTTCCGGTAATCCTTTTGCAGACACGATAGAGGATGCTGTCGAAGACCTCAACGAGGCGGTTATCAAGTACCAGACGCTTTTATCTGGACTTGACGAAGATACTAAGTCGAGAATGGATAGCGTTGCTAATCAGTTCTTGAAGCCAGAGGAAAGAGCCATGTCTCTCGATGAGAAGATTCGTATTCTTGCAGAAAGAGGAGGCGCAAACTGGGATTCTTTCGTTCTGAAGTCAAGTAACGGAAGCAATGATATTGCAAATAGCATTTACAAAATAGGAATAAGGGCCAACAAGGTTAGTGATCAGATAAATGATATCGCCAAGAAAAATATTCCTAGAATAATTAACTTCCTTAAGAAGTCATTTAATCTGTTCGGCGCAGATTTCTCGAAGTGGTGCAACAGAAATTCTTCACGCTTTGCGAGCATGATAGAAAGAATGCTAGATGCGTGCAAGGTGAATGTTCCTCAGATTCGGGAGTACTTGAAGTCTATCTTCTATCAGGAGGCAGGCGCAAAGCAGCCAAAGAAAGCTGGTAGTGACAATGCGGTAAAGCCAAAGACACCTATGCAGCAACGAGTGCGCAGAAATCTTTCAAAGAAAGGAAAGAGCAAAGCGAAGGTAGAATCACAGGCAGCGATGCTCGACTCTTACCTCGATGAAACTTCCGACTATAATACGGATAATAACCTGCAAACAGAGTTGCAGAACAGGTACAACGAGTATAAGAACCGCGATAACAAGTTCAAACGCGGCAAGATATCTAAGGCACTTCGAGATGAGGCTTGGGAAAGCTACAATAGCTTGAATCAGGCGGCATGGGAAGGTCTCGGCTACAAATTCTATCCACAAGACAAAAAGTCCAATAAGGTTCCGAAAGGAAGAAACAGGAATTCAGGAAACAAAGAAGATAAGCAGTTGAAGAACCTCCGCGAACGCATCGACTTATACAAGAAGATGTATGCTGAAATCAAGAAGTTTAAGGAACTTTACGGTGAGGGTGCTCTCGGTCAACTTGCTAATGACGGAGAGTTTGAGGCTATATTCAATGATAAAAAGAGGTTCCCTATCTCCGACTACACCAATTATGAGACCTCTATTAAAGAACTCTTGAAGACTCTCCCGGCCTCAACAAGGGAGAGATTGGACTACGCTGCAAACGAGAAGGCCGGTATTCAGACTGAAAACCGAAAGCTTCTTGAAGACCAGCGCAGAGACGAACTGAATTTACTCAATAAGCAACTTGACACTATATCTGAGCAGTATGAGACATACAAGAAGATATATGAGCTGACAGGAAACAAGAAGGGTTCAGAAAACTTAGCTTTCGGAGGGACCATTCAGTTTGACACATACAAGAGGTTCCTGGAGGAGCAGCTCGATGTTGCCGTAAAGCACGACAACGTTCAGTCCGGCCTTAACTTGACTACGGACGAGGTTAAGGGGATGAGCCTCGAAAATGTTAAGGATAAATATGGAGAAGAGTCTCGTGTTTACGATATCCGCAAGAAGCTGGAAGATGAGAACAACAAGATCAAGAAGGAGACCATCGACCTGATGGCTAACCTGATTGAGAAGAATGCTACCATTGCCCAGCAGATTGAGGACGAGAACCGTAAATACGAACGGCAGCTTGAACTCATCAAGGGCATCGAAGACCCACAGATGAGAGACAGAGCCAAGGCCGGCGCCACAAAGACTCACAATGAGAATGTGGCGAAGCTTCAGTTCGAGCAGTTCAAACAAGAGTCTGACTGGGTTACCATCTTTGATGACCTTGACAGGGTATCTTCCGCTACCATCAGCTCGATGATTACAAAGATAGACGATTTTTCGAGAACGACGGGATTGTCAGTAGAAGTAGTGAAACAGCTGAGGGATGCCCTCGACAAGCTAAGAAAAGAGGACATTGACAGAAATCCACTACCATACATCTTCGGGGCCGTTAATCAAGGAAACGCTATAGGAGGATACTTGAAAGGTAACCTCGGTGCGCAGTACATGAATGGCAAAAAGTATGTGCCTACCGCAGAACAAGCCAAGAAGATGGGTATAGAATGGAGTGCTGCCGGGTATAGCAAAAATGAGCTTGAGAGCAAACAGAAAGGAAAGTATGCAGACTCATCGAATGCCATCAATGCGCTTGCAGGAAAGTTTAAGGCATTGGAAAGCGCTCTTGATCCAGTGATAGGTTTGTTTAAGGCTATGGGTGAAGAAGATTCCATTCTCGGGCAGATAACTGGAGGCGCAAGCAGTGCCATTTCTTCTGCTGCAAATACGGTCGGTGCATTTGATACTCTTAGTAATGTGAATGGCCTCGGGTTTCTTGCAGGTGCAGGTCCATACGCAGCAGCCGCTTCCGCAGCCCTGAGTGTAGGCGGTTCACTTATCAAGGCATTTGGTGCAGACTATAGCAGCTACAACAAGGCGAAAGCTGAGTACGAAAACCTCACCTCCATCTGGGATTCTCTCATCTCCAAGAAGACTGAGTATATGAATATCCATTGGGGTACAGAAGCCGCCAATGCCTCGAAGGAAGCCCAGGAGATGCTGGAGTCTGAAATAAAACAGACGAAGGTGATCGCCATGAAGAACTTCAACTCCGGTGCTTCGGCAGGAAGTCACTCTATCAAGGTGAGAGACTGGGAGAAGCGCGGGTGGAAGCAAGCCGCACCTGAAATATCCAAGAGATACGGCGTGAAGTTTGACAACATGACTGATATTCTGGATATAGACTACAAGGTGCTTCAGCAGATAAAGAAGGACTACGCGGAGCTTTGGGCCAACCTTGATGAGGTCTCAAGGACCTATCTTGACAAACTGATAGAGTACGGCGAGAAGTCGGAGGATATGATAGAGTCGCTGACTGAGAAGCTGACAGGCAACAAGTACTCTGACCTCGTTTCCGCATGGGGTGACGCAATGGCCACGATGTCGAACACATCGGATAACCTTGTGGACCATTTCGAGGAAAATCTAAGGAATGTTATCTTGAAATCCATGATAGAGAACCTTTATGGAGAGAAGATAAAAGCTCTGATAGAGAAGACCAAGAAGTATGGCGACCCTAATGGTGGTACGGAAAAGAAGCTTGACACAGCAACGGGAAAAGTAATGTCCGAGTACACCAACACAGAGATGGACGAGATAGGCAAAGACCTTGCTGACGTGACAAAGCGGATAGAGGCATCAAGAGATTATATCAAGCGGTACTACGGATGGAGCGACAACAGCAGTTCTTCTCTTACAAATTCTGTAAAAGGAATAACGGAGGAGACAGGAGACCTGATTGCCAGTTACCTCAATAGCATCAGACTTGATGTGTCAGTAATAAGAGAGGAGCAAGTGAAATGTATGTCAGAATCGAACGAGATAGCCAAGTCGCAACTAACACAGTTGAACTTCATATCTGCCAACACCCTAAGAAACGCTGAAGCAGCAGAGCGGATAGAGCGCGTATTCGAGGAGTATAGCAGTAATTTCAACATGGTTATCAACGGCGTTAAGTCTATCAAGGTAAGATAATGTAATGATTAAGGGCGTGATGAAGTGTTATTCGCGCCCTTAATTGCATAAATATACATTGATATTCTCGTTTTACTTGTATATTTATACAATAAATTGTATATTTGCATCATAGTAATTGATTTTGAGTTATGAAAGATTATTTCAGAATTTATATGCAGAAAGAAGGTGATGGTGCCAAGGTAATGGACACTATAACCGATTTCGGTATGTACGTAAGCGAGAGCCCGTTCAAACCATGCGACGCAGTGAAAGAACCCGTAAAGAGGAGCTGGTATGACGAGCACGGAGACGATGAATATATAGGCAAAGACGGCCTGCATATGGCAGCTTACGAAAACAAGGTAAAGTTCCTGTTTAAGGGAGAAGCTTATGGGGCGAACGAGAAATGCAGGAGCTTTGTGAATTATCTCCGAACAACAGGCATGATGAAGATGTATTGCGACTTCAATAAGATTGGCAGGCAGCACGTGAGGTTGAAAAGCATAGACCCTGTGCTGTACAGAGACCCAGAGAACGAAGACTTATTGGTGATGAGTGTTACCTTTAAGTTTAATGACCCCGTGACAGACATTAAGCCAGTGATGGGTGCGGACGGAAACATAACGAACTTAACCTGATACAGACATGAGTAGATGGAACATATATCATAAGGACGGAACAAAGCTTACAGACGTGAACGATGACGAGGTTGTCGTTCACGGATTGCAGTATTCAGACAAATGGATGGGAGACTGCTTCCTTACCATTGACTTCAAAAACAACGCTCCAATCAACTTCAAGATAGGCGACTACATCATATACAGAGGAGAGCGCTTCGAGTTGAACTATGAGCCAGGAAAAGACAAAAAAGCAAGGCTAAATACATACGGAGAGGGCTTCGTGTATGACAGCGTAAAGTTCAATGCGTTGCAGGACGAGTTGTCGAGATCGGAGTTTCTCGACGTGGTTCTGAACGACAACGAACTGCATTATACAGCCCTGCCGAAGTTTTCGTTCTACGTACAGACTTTGGATGATTTGCTCGACAGAATACAAGCCAACCTTGACGAACAGATCGGCAAGGGTGTGTGGAAAGTGTACTCACGCAGTAAGGAAAGGTCTTTGCAGAGAGGCTGTTCAGATGCGGACTGGAAGAATGTTTATGGAGAAGGAACGTCTAACAATGTTATCGAATCCAAGTCTATCACCGTTGACGGAAAGACCTGTTGGGAAGCCTTGGCCTTAGTAAACAGCGAGTGGGACGTAAACTTCATTGTAAGAGGTCGGAACGTGTACGTTGGAACAGCAGGAGTGCTCGCAAAAAATATCTTCAAGTACGGGCTTGGAAAAGGGTTGAGCGAGTTGATCCAAAATGCAGACTCAGAACAGCAAATCGTGACAAGGCTAAGAGCTTACGGTTCTGAAAAGAACCTCCCATCTCACTACTACGCAGACCTTGGCGTAAAGTACTTCTGTAACATCACAGAGGTGAACACGGCAACAAGCTATCTGTCAGTGTATATCGACATGGAGTACATTGACAATTATTTCACAATCCCAAGAGTTTTCGGACCTAATGACGGGACTGGTAAAGAACAGACGTACGGATACGTCCTGAAGGTGACGTTTGACTTTCAGACGGTCATCACCTGTGTTGTGACAGCTTTGAGCAGCGGGCAGGCCGTAATGTTATACTCGGAAGTGAAGAACAACATGGAAGACAACGGATACGAGCCGTCAAAAGAAAATCTTGACAGGTTTATCGCACAGGTAAACGCAGGAAACAGAAAGTTGTATATAACTGGCGGTCTGAATACTAAGGCTGTGCCATCATCAATGAAGGAGTATGCGCAGAATCTTCCCAACAACATGTCTATCAACAGGCTGATGTTGCCAGGATTCCCCCATGTTTCACTTAACGACTACTACAACTCGCTGAGTAAGGCTGATAAGGAATATGTAAACCCAACGGGCAAGGAACATATCTTTTCGACCAATCCATACAGGCCCTATATTGACTCTGTGAACATACAGCAGATTGGTCTGCGTTCCGCATCGCAATATTTTGATAACGATGACAAGACCAACGGTATCGTAGAGATATACCCTACAATCGAAGAAATGGTTATCGGTGGCGTGCGTGTTGATGAGATTGACGAGGGCGTTGCACCTGATGACAACGGAAGGTTTGAAGACGGACAAACCGTAAACAATGTTGACATCTACCTGAATCCGTCTATCGACTTCGACATCAACGACCTGAAGGACAGTGATTTCTCTATCGCCATGAAGGATGGCATGTGTGGAGGAAGAACCTTTAAGGTAGCATCATCGGTAAAAGAGAACGGCAGATGGAGGCTAACCATACAGAGAGTAAAGGACGATGCCTTGGAGTTGTGGTTCCCATACAAAGACTATCCTATCAGAAAAGGAGATCACTTTGTACTGACAGGTATCACCCTACCCGACTCTTATGTGAACGCAGCGTCACTAAAGCTTCTGAAATATGCCATTGCCTACATAGACAAGAACGACTACACAAGGTATGTGTACCAGCCCAAGGTGGACGAAGTGTTTATGGCCAGACAAAACGACCAAGCGACTGAAGATAAAACCGGAACCATCAAGAGCCTTCACGACACGCTGAAGGCAGGCGACATCATGGAGTTCGACGATGACGACTTACACATAGGAGGCAAGGTGACCATCGACCAGCTCGTTATAAGAGAAAACGAAGGAGGCATACCAACCTATGAAGTAACTCTGAGGAACGATGTAGAAGTCGGAACGATGGCTAAGATAAAGCAGCAGATTTCATCCCTTGAGGCAGGAAACGGAAAGGTAAGTAGCGAGACATCAAAACAGATAACCGACTCGACAATCAATGAAGCTTCAAAACACTTTCTGTCGAAGCTAAAGGATGACGTTGCGCAGGGAGTAATCACATTCATGAAAGGGCTTGTGAGTGACGGCTTGGCGAAACTGAATAAAGGTGCTTACTTCGGAAAAGGCGGTGCGCTGATAGACGAGTTAGGACAAGCAATCTTAGAGTCCATACAGTCCATCGACTACGACAACGAAGCAGAGCAGGGTTTCGCTGTTAAGAAGGATAACGGAAAATACCACGCCTTCGTTACGAACCTCACTATTTGGGGAAAGGCTATCTTCAACGAATTGGATGTAAGGAAGCTGTCGTATGCAGGCGGTAATGTGTACCTATCGGGCTCAGGAAGCAAGATAGTGAAGGTTGTGCCTGTGATTTGGGAAAGCGAAAGTAGCGAATGGCATGAAACTACTGTAGATAA